GAAGCTTTGTCATCTGCTCTCCTCCCCCTGGCTTTTTCAGTTGATCTCGTCGCGGCGCGCCGTGCCGGGCGCTGTTCTGCTGCGCTTTTCGCCTCTGCCTCTGGCAAGGGAGGATGAACGTTTTGTCTGCTTGTCCTTCGTCTTGCCCGTCTGCGCCGCCTTCTGCCGGGCCTGCGCCGCCTTTTCCGCCGCCGCAGCCTGCTTGTCCGCATAGGCAAGCTGCTTCCAGTACTGCGCGTTTGCCGCGTCCTCCCGGTCGGAGCGATAGTTCAGCTCGTTCCAGTAATTGTCGTTCGCCAGCTTCGCGTACTGCAGCGCCAGAGTTTCGCTGCGCTGCGCCTCGCTCTGGTACGCACTGCGCGCGTCGGACAGCGCAGCGTAATAATCCGTCACCTGATCACGATAGCGGTCATAGTCGCTCTTCTCGCGGCTGCTGATCAGCGCATAGCGCTCAGAAAGCGCCGCCCCCTCGCGGTCATACTGGCTGCGCGCCTGCGCATAGAGATCCGGCACGACCTCGTTGAGTTTCTGCAGATACGCGTTATACGACTGCTGCCCCGCCTGCTGGCTGTAGCTTGAGCCATAGCCGCCCGTGAGCGCTGCCGCCGCACCCATTGTGTTCTCCATTGCCAGCCGTCCCGCGCTCTGATATTGCTCACGGTACTGCCGGTACAGCGGATCCGAACCCAGATCGTAGGAAAATGCCTTCCGGTTCGCAATCTGGTCATAAAGCGTGTCAAGTTCCTTGTCCCACCGGGACGTATAGCTTCCGGGCTTTTCCGCCAGCACCCGATCCAGCGCCGCCTTTGCCTCGCTTGCCGCGCCGGACGGCGTATAGCCGGGCGTTCTGACCTGCGCCGCGTCTGTCTGACCGGCAGAAGGCGTCCCGTAGCTGCCGCGATAGTTATAGATCGTCTGATACTTGTTGCTGAGCGAACTGCGGTAGCTGCCGTCGGCATTTACGCCAAGAATGCGGTATGTGCCGCCGCCCGTCACAACCTCGTCGCCCACCTGCAAGCCCACCGGAGCCTTTCCGTTACCCTGCACTCTGTAAAGCGCCATTGTCTTCCTCCTTTTTCTCCTCTGCTTCCGCGTCCTCCTGCGCTTCGAGCAGCCGCACCTGCGTGCGCACCTGATCGAGCACCATCCCGACGACGCACGGCGGAAGCCCGGAGGCGTTGACCGCCTCCACAAGCCCAGCACGCAGCGCGCCAATCGCATTTGAAAGCTTACTCATGCCGTTTCCTCCAATTTCCTCACCCTTGTCTGCAGCCTCTGGATCTGCCGGATGCACAGGGTAATCAACTCCTCATAGCGCAGGCCGTAATCTGCACTGCCGTCCTTTCGCGGCGTTTTCACAAAGGCCGCAAAGTCCTGCCCCGTCAGACCGCTGTCCCGGAGCGCCTGCTCCACATCCTGCGCAACAAGACCTGTGTGCGTCCTGCCGGACGCACCGTTTTTCAGCCGGTAGCTTGCCGGACGCAGCTTCTCAAACAGCGCATCATAGCGTTCCAACTCATACGAAATTTCCGTTTTCTTCTCCCGATCAGATGTGGTGATCGTGCCCGTCTGCGCATACACGACCGACCACCGGTAATCAGAAAACCCGAGTGATCCCGCGCCGTCATACGCCGGAGCCGCGCTGCCGCTTACGACCAGATCGCCGCCCACCGCCGTTCGGCAGTTCGTCTGCGCGCCGCCCTCCGTGACGGACAGCGTATTGCCACCATAGCAAAGCTTTGCGCCGCTCGTCGTCGCCACGACCTCGCCGAGTCCGCTCTGCATATGGATCCCCGCGCCGCCGTAGGTAAGCGCCCGTCGTATAGCCGAGCCATCCGCCGACAGTACCGCTGTTCAGCGCATCGTATACCGCCATATCGCCGCCCAGCTTGATATAGTCCGCCGATAAAAGCCCCGTTGTAATGTCGTTTGCCGACAGGTGATTGACCGAAAAGTTGTTGAAATCCAGAATGCCGCCGTTGATACGCGAAGCAGACAAATTGCCAGTGACGTTTGCCGCATCGACTGTAAGCCCCGTGATGGTTGCGCCCGTCACATTCAGGCTCGTGGCTCTGATCGCGCCGGAGATACTCGCGCCCGAGCACGTCAGATATCCGTTCGCGTCCACCTGAAACCGGTCTGATACGGAGAGGCCGCCCGTCCCGAAATACATACCCGCGCTGCTGCCGAACGCGTTTTCCACGCGGTAGATGCTCCCGTCCGCAATCGTCCACGGCCCAAAGGCCGAGCCTGACGCCGCCGTGATCGTCCCGGTCAGCTTCGCGTTGTAGGCCTCCAGCGTTCCGGACGGAAAATGCAGCTTCTTGCCCGACAGATACGCGACCTCCAGCCCCTCCTGCCAGAAGGAAATGCGTTTCGGCGTCACGGTCAGCAGTTCGTTTTTCGTTCGGTCCACAATCTTTCCGCCGCTGTCCGTCACGGTCGTTTCAATATTGCCCACGCCCACGCCATACACCGGCGTCACGTCGTTGTAGTAGAGCAGCCCCGTCTTGATGTACTGCTGCGCATTCACGGAAAACGCATTGTTCACGCCTGCCGTGTAATCATACAGCTGTTTAATTCCGACGGAGTTTCCCTCGATCGTCAGCTGCGTCTTCTCAAGATACTTTCCAAAATCCGAGATTGCCACATAGCTGCCGGACAGCTTTGCTGACCACGTTTCCGAATTCGCCGCCGCGAAATCCGCCGTCTTGATGATGAGGGACTTTAAAGCCGCATAGCCGGAAAGCGTGGTCTTCTTTTCCTCCTCCGGAAGCCCGTCCGCGTCAATGACCTGTGCGATCTCCGTCAGCGCCGCCTTCGCCGACCAGTCCGCCAGATTCAGCTGCTCTGTCACGGAACACAGATACCGCCGCATGCTCTCCAGCTGCTCCTGCGTCGTCTTCCCCGCAATGGATGGATATGCAAGCGTTAAACTTCCCATATCCTCTGCACCTCCTTCCGTACGTTGTAGGGGCCGATGCCCACACCGGCCCACTGGGAACCTTCAATTTCGCCGCAGCGTTTTTCGTTTCGGACGTGCATTCTGCCGGGCCGATGTGGGCATCGGCCCCTACAGAACGCGTTATACATCGCTTCCGCCTTCCAGCACCCGCGCCAGGCTGAACAGCTTCATCTCGCCCTTTCCCGTCAGCCGGAATTTCAGATGGTCACACCTTGCGGGCCGGACCGGCAGCAGGAAGGTACGCAGCCCCCGGCCCTCGATATGTCCGCAGTGCCGCCACACGCCGTCCGAATCATACTGCACCCAGAAATCCACAGAGGAGCCCCTCAGCAGCTGCATCCGCAGATTGATGCGCGAGACATACTTTTTCCCGACGAGCCCATACGTCATGATCCCCGTCTCCGCCATCCACTCAACCGCTCCTTCCAGCGTTCCGACGCTGCCGTACACGGTTTTGAGCGTTCCGTTTTCGAGGAAATAAAGTTCATCGTCCACCCGCGCGAAGTCCTCCGCGTGGACGCTGTCTTCCTTGTGCCACAGCCCCTTTCGCGTGTCGTAGACGAACAATGTCCAGTGATGTGCCTCATCCTCCATGCTGATGAAGTACTTCCCACGCACGCCGCCCGCGACGGCGTTGTAGTAAAGCCCCGTGCCGAAGCAGCTTCCGATCTCCTGCGGCAGACTTCCGTCATACACGCACACGCCCATGCGCGACTTGTAATACAGCCGGTCGTCCACCACAACGAGGCTCTTGCTTGACCCGTTCTGCACACCCGCGCATTTCTGCACGACCACCTGATGCGCCCCCGTCGCCGACGGATACACCCGGTGGAAGCAGTCCTCCTTAAAAAACACCGGACTGTCGGCCAGCGTCGCCGCGCCGGTCCACTTCCCGTCCGTGCCGCAGCTCGCGCGCCATGAATCCGTCGACACACCCTGGTAGCACTCCCAGTTCTTAAAATCGCCCAGCTTGCAGCAGTAGATCTCATTCACCGTCTCGCCGTCCGCCACGCCGTACTTGCAGCCCCAGAGCCGGC